GAAACCAAGTTTTCCCTATTACATACAGTATAAAACTGTAAAACCATCTGTCTAGTACTAAATTGAGAAAATCCAATTTGTTACTTCATAAACAGCTTGTTTATAAGTGTTAAACGTACACTCCTGTGCAACTTGAGTTGAACCATCTTGGTTATGACATAACTGAATAGTTATACCACTGCCTCCTAAATTCTGGTAGGGAACCAAAATGTTATCGGATTGAAGTGCCTTACCATATGTTCCGTCAAGTTGGACGATTCTACGAATTTCTTTGTCAGCGTGGAAACACTGAACGCTAGTTTTGTTCGTCTCACCAACTATGCCAGAAAAGTCACTAGGTGGAGTCCAAAGACCAGGTCTAGTACCTTCCTCCGTGGTTTTATTAAATGATCCTAACGCAAAGAAAAGACCATCGAAGTTGTTAGTATACAACCAGTAACGGAAGTTGCTTGAACCATCACCCTTACGCGTGTATTTCACGACATTACCAACTTGATAAGAGGTGCAGGAGTTGAACCAGAATGTACGGAAACTCGGGTCGTAATAAGCGGTATCACAACTAGGCGGTAAACATTTACCAGAAACATGCCATTCAGGCATTGCCTTGTAGATTTTGTTGTGAACATCAGAATGTGATGTAAGATTAGTAATTAACTTATCTAACATTGCGGTATTAAGCGCATGGATATATGCGTCATCTCCAACATTAGCGTCATTGCAGAAAATGAAACCAGGAGATAAACGGTACAAAGGTGAACCCGGTAGTTCACTGAATTTGTAATATTGATACATATATCTAACAAGCTGAATTAACCTAGGTGGGATTGCCTGATTGTTTAAAATGTTACGAAGTTCGTTAAATTTTAAACGAATGGGGCCTGTAATCTTTTCACGAAGATATCGACTACCAGGGTTGTTATTTTCAACCTTCTCACCATAAGTGATCACCGAGTCAAGTGCATAGTATACTTCTAGAGCCTTAGTCATATCATAGAACCAATTATTAAAATCGGTTAAAGACAGAATGTACTCAAAATTAAGGTTATACTGCACAGCCTGATTTACCATTGGCCAAATGGTCGTTTCAATGTGGCGTCTGAAACTTGTATCTACAGAATCTTTCTTTAATAGATTGCCACTCATGATATATAGTGAACTAAAATCACTATCATTATTCGGCTCGCCTGGGTTGACGATTAATCCGGATCTAACTCCGGTTGAGATCTCGATCTTCTGACTAACTGGTTTGTTGCACATCATAGTATAAGAATAGCCTCCATTAGGATTGTTTAAATTAGTGGATTTTGAACCACCGCCACCGCCGCCACTGCCGTCGCTTTCTCCACCACTGCCTCCAACGCGGTCTGGGTTTCTAGGACGTCTGGGACGTAATTTGCCGCCTGTGGCATCGTCGATTGCTTTAATAGCATCGGCGCCTGTTTTAACAATAGCGGCACCTCTACCAATACCATCAACTACGCTTTGAGCGAAGTCTAATGCTCCGACACCTTTAGTGGGAACAGGTAATAGAGGTTGTGTAGCTGGTCGAAAACCTGGAGCTCCTGGAACGAAAGCAGCAGGTGGAAGATTAAAAGGACCTTGAGCAAGTGATGAAGCTTGCGCTTGCGCTCTAGCTCGCTGTGCTTTTGGACCGTTATATTGAACGGGTTTCTTCTTCTTTGGCTTCTTATTACTACTAGTCTTTCTACGAGACATGTTACGAGGTGAATCTGAGTTCGAAGGATTCGAGCGTAAGTTAACGTCAAATGAATCGAATTCAGGCGACTGTCGTAGCACCATACCAACATAAGGATCATCTTGAAACCGTTTGGCTGCAAGCTTGGTTAATGATACCTTATTTATACTCTTCGAATATATCATGTATATATACCCTTACCTTCTAATGTAAAATAAAAGCTCAAGACCAGACAGATGGGTCAGATCAGTGAAAGTTTGGAATCAATGAAATGAAATTCATGCGAGATCTTGAATTTAAGAAGGATTTGTTATAAAAATAGTTTATTTTACCCCGG